GTTCAATTCCATTGTCAGCGCACCAAGCAAGCAAGAACTCAACAAACTCGCTTGCTTGATGCTTGTCAAACTTGCTTGTCTGCATACCAAGTTGAACAATGCCATCGCCAGACAGGTTTGGAATAACTTTTCCCGCTGTTATTCCTTGTTGCTTCCAAAATTCATCAACTAGCAGTCGCTTCCAGTCTTCAGCATCCCACTTAGCGCCTAAATGTTGCGCTTGTTTGGCAATGTCACCAATGATGGCGTGAAACTTCTCGTTTTGTTCGTTGGTGCGCTTTGCGTCTTTGACTTCAAGCGTCAGCTTACGCCCTGCCGCCAATGCAGCCTTGACCTTGGGCCATAAGCTATTCATTAGGGCAGACGCTTGCTGCTGGTCTATCAGGTCGTATTTCATTCCAAATCATTCGCCACAAGGGTTGCGTAACCAGCAATGTCGTGCCAGTGGTCGTGATGATTGGGATTGCCGTTCAAAATTCGTGCAATCTTGTGACAAATCATGTCCAAGGCTTCACGCTGGCTTGCCGAAAGTTCTTTGTAATTAAAGTTTTCTAGCGTTCCCTTTAATTGTTGGCTGATTTCAGCATGGCTATTAAAGTTTCCATGTGTCTTTTGACGTTGTTTCAATGTTTTTTCAATAGTCATATCACTCCAATCATGCGTAATGCTTGTTCAGCGCCTTCAATTCGTTCTAGGCGACCACCAACCCACTTCTCAAAAAAAACCTGTTGTAGCTTCGTTAAACCCTTTTTGGAGTTAGTTTTAACTTCTACAAGGTATGTATGCCCGTTGTAGCCAACCAAAAGGTCAACTGGTAAGCCAATAATCCAGACGTAAGCACCAGCAGCGCGTAAAGCAGAAACGATTTGGTCTTGGTTTGCGTCAACTCTTGCTGCATATCTCACCCGTTCTTCTCCTTAAGTTTGGCTTCGACTTCACGAACAACTTTTGTGAAATCATCAATCTTGCACATATCGCAATCTTCAAGGCCGTTCTCTTTCCACCACCATTGGCGCATTTCCTCATCCGTCAGCCCAACCCATGTGTGTTGTTGTGGTGTGGTGTAGAGCAAAGTCTTCTCTGGCAACGCATAAAAGTCGCTCGTCACAGCGCAAGCCATTACATGACCAGTATTGCTTACTCGGATATACGCCACAGGCTCACCCTGCTCTTGCTTGGCTAGTGCTTCTTTTAAGGTTTTGATGGCATATTCCGCGCCACTGTCGTCACACCAAGGTCCGTATTCATCTCGGTAATCTTGAATAACCTCAAGCGCCAGCTTTAGTATTTCTTGGTTTGTCATTACATTGGGCTTTCTGGCAGTTGTGCGCGTTGCTCTTGTTGGTACGCTTTGATTTGTTTGGCAGTCCAAGGCACTGCGCCTGTTGCTGGTGGGAAAGGCCAATTCATAGACGCTCCAATGCAAAATCAATCGCCACAAGTGCTTTTTCTTCCAAATCAAACTGGTCAGTCAAGAAGTTGGTGTCTGTGTTTTCCAACGCTTCACGGGCAAGTAGCAAGGCTTGTCTAATCTGTTCAATCAGGGCTTGTTGGCTCATTTGGTCACCTCTGCATCAACAATGCGAATCAGTGCTGCAATCATGTCTTTGGCTTGGTCTTTGGTCAGCGTAACGTGACACCTAGCGGCTTCCACCACCACAGACAGCCAAACTTCATCACCGTGTGCGTCAACATTGATGTGACGGCGCTTGCGTGTTGTTTCAATTCTTGTATCGAGTTCCATTTCATAGCCTTTCATTTACGTTCGTTTACTCGTTCTCTTACCGCTTCAACCAACCCCTTGAAAATTCCTGTTTGGTCGTCTTCAAGCTCCTGCGCTCTTTGTTTCGCGTAAGCAATCCAGCCCTTCTGCAAAGCCATCTTTGTCAGATGCTCCACTTGTTGCTCGAATACTTGGTTGAAATCCATCTAAGTCGCCTGTCAGTTCAAGTGCTTTGTTGATTGTGTCTAGATTATAAGACAGATTATCCTTGATTCCGTCAAGAATTTCGTGTGCCTGAAAATAATTCACTTGTATTCCGTTTCAGCCATGTGGCAAAAAATGGAACATTCAATGTTTTGTTCTTTGGGGTAATCGCCTGCATCTGGCGGCAGCTCGTCAAGGTAAACCCGTTCACCCTTTGACTTTGTGATGCTTGCGCCAATCACTCGTTCAAGTTTTGCCATGCGTTCAAAGTGTTGCGGGAAATCCCCACGAATCTTGTTCCAATAACCAGCGCCACCTTTCACACAGCCAATGCAGTTGTTGTTGTGATAGCCAAGGCGGTACATTGCAGGCAATTCAATGTTGGCGTTTTGAAGCATTGCCAGGCAATCTTCTTTAGACAATCCTTTGTCAATCAGCGGTGTCCAAATGTCTACATCGTTGTTGGCATCAATAAAACGGTCTAAGCGGTGCTGTTCTTCAGCCGTGTAGCCAAACACTTGCCTGTCTGTCAGTTGTTCAAACTTCTGACGAACTTCTTTTTTCAAAAACTTTGTGCATGGAGCGCCAGCAATTCCAACAATGTAGCGTTGCTTTTCAAAGACGTTGAAAATGCTGCCATGATACTTTTCATTTCTCAGAATCTGAATTTCTTGACCAAACCAAGTTTCACATTCTTTCAAGAATCGCTTGTTGTCTGGGTGTTCTTCTGCCACCTCGGTGTAAGCAATGATTAAAGGCAATTTGCCAGCGTTTTCAGCAATGGCAAGTTTTGTAGCGACTGCGCTTGCGGCTCCGCAGCTAAACCAACATACGATTCTCATTAGCGACCCCAAACAAAAATAGTGCATGAAATAAAGTATCCAAGCCACAAACCTAATGCAAAAATAAAACGTTCTTTTGTGTTCATGCTTGCACCCCTTTACGCAACTCTGCCAATTTAGCCAATGTTTCCAATGATGGCGGCACAGCCTTCTTTCGGTCTTCCTCAATCTTCCGCAACGCAGCATCTTGGTTTGGCGGTGGTGGTGTTGTAACGTGAGCCACATCGTATTTGTTGGCAAACGCTTGTTTTTCGTGAATCTCAAAAACATCCTGCCAGCTGCTTGTAATTGATTTCTCAAGTACAGCCTGAATGTTTTGCCCATTCGCCTTAAATCTTGCTAATTTATCAACAAGCAACTTCATGGCGTAATCAGTAGGTGGCTTCTTGATTCGCTTACGCATAGCCAAAAACGCTTCCCAAGTTTCCAATGGCATCCAATCTGGCAAAACAAGAGCGTCAGCGACCTTTTCTTTTTTAGATGAAGATGAAGAAGAAGATGTAGATGAAGGGGTTGGTTTTTGTTTATCCTCAAGGTTAACCTTACCCTTATCCATCAAAGCAGGGTTTCCACCCTTAGAACCACCAGCGGCCCTTATCTGGCGTAGGTTTTCATCACGAATCATGCGTTTTGAATAAATCACACCTTCGTCAGTTGTTTCATACACACCAGCTTGTGAAAGTTCCAAAAGCCAATCAGCAACAACCTCTGCACTATCCCCAACCATACGGGCAAGGTTTGAAGGAAGGATAACCTTATCTCCAACCTTTAAGTGTCCGTAAGGTGAACCTTCGTGCATAAAACAAATCATGTCCATCCACAAACCACGCGCACCTGTTGAACAAGAGCGCAAAGCAGTGTCACGCAACCAATCGCTTGGGTAAAACTGAAATGAAGGGCGTTTCATCGTAATGTTCTCCAATAATCTGAAGCATCATTACCGCACTTGTAAAGCACTTGCTCGTAAAGATAATCCATCTTAATTTCAAGGCCAAGAAATCCAGCCAAAAGATAATAAACTTCATCTTTACTGCCAGGGCCATCAACAGGAATTCTTGATAGCAAGTCCTGAAAACGTGCATCTAAATCATGTTGATTTTCATGGCAACTTTCGCACAAACAAGCAAGTTGCTGGCGCTCGTATTCCCAAACATCATGTCCTTTGATGTATTGCTTATGATGAACATGAAGTGTTGATTCTGTGTCTCCACAAAGTTCACACTGAAATTCAGCATCACTAAGCACCTCAAGACGCTTTTTTTGCCAACGTGGGTCTTTTAGCTTTTCAGCATAGGTTTTGGTTGCCATAAGGCTTCTCCGCAAACTCCCAGAAAGAAACACAGGCAGGCGGGGAGTACGCTTTTCGGTCAGCTAATTACTTCTGACCTAGCCCTGTTTCAAAACATTATATCTTGAGAAGTATCAAAATCAAGATAACGATAACAAGAAAATGGAACATCAGTTAAACCAAAGGTAAAAACCGTGAAGAATGCCAATTGGAAAGAAGATAGCGCCAGCTACCAAGAATCCCCAAAAGCCTTGTGCAAAGCAAGTGAAGATGTGGGTAAGCCAGGCAACAAAACAAAGCAGTCCGATAAATTGGCCCATCATGCTTCCTTCACAAAAATGCCATCAGCGTTCATTGAACCTTTGCGGTCTTTGATTTGCTCGTATGCGTGAGCCAAGCAGTCTGTCAGATTTACGTCAAGCAAAGCACAGACGTTGATTAGGCAAACGACAGTATCGCCTACGGCATCAATTGCTTCTGCTCTGTTGCCATCACGCAACGCATCAACCAGCTCGTTGATTTCCTCAACTGCCTTGATTGACTGTGCAAACGGCGTGCTGTTTGGAATGATCTTGCGAGCCTCAGACCATTGCACGACTTTCATTTCTAGTTCAGCGTAGCTCATTAGAAACAACTTGTAGTGCATTGTTGACCGTTACCGTAGCAGCTTGTTGTGCAAGTCACGGTGCGACCATTTTGAATGTAAGTGTGTGTTGACATTTGTGCGCTTGCGCTGATTGCAAGCATTGCCAAGATGATTGCGATTGCTTTTTTCATTTTTTTTCCTTTGAGCGTTGATAAATTTTTTCAGACAACAAATAACCTTCAAGAGGCCACATTTTGTTGATTGCATCTTCATAAGAATACTTTTCGCCAAGCGCTTGGTTGTACTTAGAAGGGTCGACACACGCGCTTGTACCAAGCACAACAAATCCGCTTTCCAAATGAAGTTGGCATACGGTTGTAGTGGTATCTGGTAATACGGTGTATGTAGTGTTTTTGACTTTTTTCAGCATGGTGTCTAGCGTAACGCTAGTGGGAAATACATCTTGAATTTCTGTCATTTCAGTTCCTTGAAAAGTTTAGGATGGAGTGCCTGGAGTTGCCAGACGCGAGACTGAGGAATTCCATCACGTTTCCACAGCCACACAGCCCCACGGCTTACGCCAAGAAGCCTTGCAAGCTCACTCTGTGAGCCTACCTTGTTGATAATTGTTTGAATGTCCATGATTGCAGTGTATAGAAAAATTGACAAGAAAACAACAGATTAAAAAATATTTTTACGTTTGTTGGTTTTTTGCTGTCTAGTTTGCTATATTACATACATCCCGCAGCGCAACGCAAACGGTACTTTAGGAAACATCATGAAACTTAACGACACAACCCGCACCTACCCCCGCACTATGCAAGAAGCCTACCCAAACACCTATGACGCTATTGAAGCGCGTCAGCGTTGGGAATGGTTAGAAGGCCACCAATCAGACGCATCAGCACAAGCTGAGTTTTGGGTTTATATCGCTTGCGCCTTTGCCGCAGGTTTCGTGGTCTCTCAACTTTGGGGTTAAACATGAAAAACATTGCATCAGCTTTGGTCAAAGCACAAAAAGCCTTTGGCCCTGCACTCAAGACTTCCACCAATCCACACTTTCGCTCAAAGTATGCTGACCTTTCAGCTTGCGTTGAAGCTGTGATTGACGCGCTTAACAACAACGGCATCTTCTTGTTGCAAAAGAACTATGACTGCGCCGATGGCATCATGGTTGAGACAGTGTTTGTTCACGAATCAGGCGAAATGCTTGAATGTGGCATTGTTCACTTTCCAGCGGTCAAGAAAGACCCGCAAGGTTACGCATCTGCATTGACATATGCCAGGCGTTACAGCTTGATGGCGGCTTGCGGTATTGCCCCAGAAGATGACGATGGTCACAAAGCATCCAACCGTCAAGCATCCCTTGACAGTTCAGCAATGGCTGACCACATCACAGCAATCCAAGACGCAACTGACGAACCATCTCTTAAAGCCGCTTACCAAGCTGCTTACAAAGCCTGCGGGACAGACGCTAACTGGCAAAAGAAGATTATTGCTGTCAAAGATGAAAAGAAAGCGAGTTTGAAATGAGTCCTCCAAGAATCAGCATTGAGAACAGATTGCAAATGTATGAAGTTCAAAACAATGGATGTTGGAACTTTTTAGGAAACAAAGACAAAGATGGTTATGGTGTTTTTGGGCATGGAAGGAATAAACAATTAAGAGCGCATCGTGCATCTTTTGAGTTTCACAAAAAAACTTCTGCCGCTAATTTATTAGTTTGTCATTCTTGTGATAACCCTAGCTGCATTAACCCAGACCATTTGTTTCTTGGAAATCCAAAAGAAAACATGCAAGACATGATTAACAAAGGTCGTAAAGCAAATTGCAAAGGCTCAAACCATCCCCTATCAAAACTTGATGAAATTGATGTTTTGTTTATTAGGCAAGAACGTAGCTTTGGCAAAAAGCTAAAAGATATTGCTAATGACTATGGCATTACGTTTCAAACAGTAAGTGAAATTTGTAGAGGTAAAACATGGAAACATCTGTAATTAAACAAGGTAGCATTGAATGGCATCAACAACGTTTGGGTCGTGTAACAGCTTCTCGCGTTGCAGACGTAATTGCTAAAACAAAAAGCGGTTACAGCACAAGTCGGGACAATTACATGGCGCAACTTGTCTGCGAACGCATGACAGGGACTGTGGCTGAATCTTTTAGCAATGCTGCTATGGTTCACGGCACTGAAACAGAACCATTGGCTAGGGCAGCGTATGAAGCCCATGCAGACGTTTTAGTGGATGAAGTTGCCATGATTAACCACCCAACAATTGAAGCCGCTGGCGCTTCTCCTGACGGGCTTGTGGGCGATGTTGGGCAGCTTGAGATTAAGTGTCCAAACACGGCAACTCACATTGACACTTTGTTGAGCCAAACAGTGCCAGGCAAGTACAACACCCAGATGCAATGGCAAATGGCTTGCACTGGTCGTGAATGGTGTGACTTTGTGTCTTTTGACCCACGGTTGCCCACAGAGCTTCAATTGTTTGTAAAGCGCGTTCCCCGTGATGCTGCTTACATTGCAATGCTTGAAGAAGAAGTCAAAAAGTTCTTGGTTGAACTAGATGGCAAAATTATGAAACTTAACGAACTGAAAGAAAAAAATGGCAATAATTTATGAAGTAACCGTTCGCGCTGGCACATACCAAAAAGACGGTCAAGAGAAAGTGCGTTACCAACGTATTGGTAGCGTCATTGAAACCAAGAAAGGCCCAATGCTGAAACTTGACCAGATGCCTTTGGTTGAAGGCGGTTGGGAAGGTTGGGCATACTTGTTCACACCAAAAGAAGGCGACCAGAAGTTTGCACCAGCCAAGCAATCTAATGATGGTTTTCCAGACGATGACATTCAGTTTTAATTGATTTTTGGGGGAAAGCGGATGTTGTAGCTCAGGCTGGTAGAGCATCATCGACCTAGGATAGCGTTTGAAGGCCGTTGGTTCAAATCCAACCAATGAAGCGAGTACCCCACCCATTTGCATAGGAACCAATATGTTTAAATTTTTCAGAGCAAGAGCAACAGACGCAATCACCAGCTTTCAAGCGGCTGATTCAATCAAAGACGTAGCCAAGATGCACCAAGAAGTCATTGTGGCTTGCTTGCAACGTTTTGGGCCAATGGGCAAAGATGGAATTGCAATGCACACAGGTCTTCAGAGCAACCAAGTAGCAAGACGCATGAACGAACTTCAGAAACTTGATTTGATTGAACTGACAGGTAAAACAGTTGAATCACTTAGCGGCAGACAAGAACGTGAATGGCGGTTTAAGCCAGTTCAGGAGAAGTTGTTATGAACATAGATTCCAAAATTTTAGAAGAATCAATCAACGAAATTAAAGATGAAAAATTCAAACAACAAATGCGTGAATGGATTGTCTTTGGTTCACCGCCTGAAGTTGCTGAAATCTTTAAACGTTACTGCGACAAAATGGAAGAAGTAGAAACAAGAACAGCAAATCACTTTGTATTTGCATTGTGGTTAATGGCAATTTGTGTTGTTGTTTTTGTTGTCTATCATTCTTTTAGACTTATTTCTGTTGCAAGTTGTTTCAAATGACGTTGGTTTTAATTGGACTTTTAATTGATTGGATTATATGGAACTGATTAAATCACTTGCCTACACCGCCGTCTTCTTGGTTGGCCTTGGCTTTGTTCTGCGAGTTGCAGCTTTTTTCTTTTTGTTTGGTTGGGGTATCTTATGAACGCTTTTCATCCGCAGTACGTTGAGACGTATATGCCAGAATTTATGTCAACGATTCGCAAGGAATCAGCAGCCAAAGAAAACGGAAAGAAGTTTGGTCTTATTGCCAGAGCTACCAGAGAAAGTGATGGCAGAACAAAGACTAGCGCTTTAAGCGACTTTCCAAAGACCAAGCGCGTGTCACTTGCACCGACTGAGTTTTTTGTTTATTCAAAGGCAGGGATGCCAAAGGGGGTGAAATGAAATTAATTTTTATTTCCTTGTTAGCTTTAATTTTATCTGCTTGTCAACCAAGCGCCAACACAAAAGACTATCCAGTTTTGCCTGACGACTTAAAAGACTGTAAGTTTTATTCTGTAAGTGATGGAGTTGCAAACATAACTGTTGCACGTTGTTCAAATAGCATAACTACCGTAAAAACAGGCGGTAAAAACAGCAAAACAACCATAACAATTGATGGCAAGGAGTACATTGAAAAATGACACAAGAAGCAGGTAAAGGCGATAAGCAGCGACCAACAGACCACAAGAAATGGTCAAGTGGTTATGACAACATTCAATGGACAAAAGAAGAAGATGAAGAATTCGACCGTATTCAAGACCGTTCTAGCACCGAACGCCCCGTGGCCCAACAAGAAACCAAAACCAAAGATTAAAGTAATTGCCAGCAATGAAAACAAGTGCAAGGTTGCCATCACACATCGAAAGCGTGACAAGCTATCGGGGCGACTTTTGCCTAACGATTGGGTGGCTTAATCGTGAACAGCGTGTTGCAAAGGTCAAAGAACAAAGGCTTTGGCGTTGCAAACGCTGTGATGAGTACTTTCAAACATTAGCAGAAGCAAAAGAACACAAACATGGTTGAACTAATTGGCTTTCTATTTGCCTCAGTAGTCTTGTCTGTGGTTGTGTTCTTTGTTGTCATTGCTCTGTTAGTTGCTTTGGACTGACTTTAGGCAAATGTCATACAAAGCCTGGCGTTGCTCATAGCCGATAAGACCACCATTGATTTTCTTGGTCATGCCTTTAATGTCGCCAGCATCAGCAAAAGCAGACAAGCCGTTTGTTTTCCAAAACCAGCCAGCAGACCTTGCGGCATAAACTGGTTCAAGCAATAGGTCAGGGTTAGCAATCAAGTCAGCGCCAAGCCCTTCTGAACTTTTGGTGTAGTTGAATTTGCCAGTTAATTGCTTTAACCCGCGCCCACGGAACGCCCACCCCTCGCCAGATTCAGCAGGTCCGTTGCCCATACGACTGCTGTAACAAAGATTGGCAATAA